CTCAACCACCATGGTACACTTTGAACCTCGCTCATGGCATAAAAAGTTCATAAACATTAGATTCGCAAACCCGTTACCTAACGACGTACACATCTCACCACTCATCCTGGTAGCATCTATATCAACAGAAAACTTACCGAACTTACAATGGTTCCGACCCGCTATTATATTATTTACATCCGCCATGAACTGTTTATGTTCAGGCAGTCGCGAAGTCATCCAATCGTAAAGCTCGATTTCACAAGCTTCCATGAGGTCTTTCGTAAACAAAGACTCAAAAGATGTGTAGTCCGTCACCAAATAACGCCCACCCACAGCATACAATTGTTCCATTATATACCTAGGGCGGTCTGGGACCGGAATATGCTTGATAAAGGCTGGATGCTCAAACAATGATTTTTCAATCAATTTAAATATAGGACCAACCCTACACTTAAACTTATCAGAGCGTGAATTGATAGGACGGGCGTGCTTACACTCGTCACAATCCACATAAAACTCTTCTTTGATAAATGAATTCACATCCGCATCGGCTTTGCCATCTGTGTATTCCGTGTGACAAAATAGCAGCTGCTTCCGCCGCCACAACGGATAGTTCGACTCTTCTAACCACAGATGAACTGACACGTCCGAATCTTGATCCAATGGGACCAGATTTTCCCTAACCCAGGCTTCCACAAATTTCTTAAACTCAACCACAAGGTGGAAATTATCATAATAAACTTCACCAGATTCGAGAGTTATGTGGGGGATAGGAGGTTTCGAACAAAACCTCTTCGCTGCGCCCGCCAGTTTCGTGTCGCGATCGTCTAGGCATGGTTTGGTTGGTGCTGCACCTTCAATATGCACACCGAGTGATACAGTGTTGGCCCTCCGCGGCTTCTCAGCCACTGGTTCTTCAATTAGCTCAAACTCTGTATTCTCTTTTACCTCGGGTACTTCAGCCTGAAGCACCTCCCGATACCTATACCCAAACATCACGACACGCTGGTCTAAACCGGCAGGCTGCGCGGAAAAGGAATAATGGCGTTCCGCTCCCTTTGCGACTCATAATACCCATACGCCATTCTTTCAGTATTTTGGATTACATCCTCTTTTACCAAGGAACAATGTCTACTCCAATTTACTGAGTGAAGAGAAGCGCCAAACTGTGACAAAGACTCTGTTACCACAGATGGCGAACGATCCAACGCCATAACCTTAGGATTACACATCTGCATGAAAGCCTCCAATGACACATCCATCTGAGTTACCTTTATCTCAGGGGCCCAAAAATTGGGGGTCTCGACTTTTAC